AAGTACCTGCTAAGAAAAAGACAGCTAAGTAATTGATTTAACTGAATATATTGTATTATAATGTCACTAAGTGCCTCTCTCTGAGACAACACAGTGATTTAAACACGGAGAAACTATGGCTATAATAACGACACGCTTAAGTAAAGGCTCGGCTCTTACTCATAATGAGCTAGACGCTAACTTTACTAACCTTAATACTGATAAGGCTGAGATAGCTAGTCCTACTTTCACAGGCGCACCGTTATCTACAACTCCTAATGTAGATGATAATACCACTAAGATTGCTACTACTGCTTTTGTAGATACATCATTTGCTAAGAAGGCTAGTCCTACACTAACAAGCGCTACCTTAACTGATACTACCTTAACCGACACAACGATGGCAGGAAGTACAGCTACTGGAGATATTACAGCTACTGGAGATATTACAGCTACTAATTTCACAGGTAATGGCTCATCTTTAACAAATATTCTACCAGCTCGTACCTTATTACTTGATGAAGTAAGCACAGTCGGACTTACCGTTCATACGGTATCTCACTCTCTCAATGTTTTACCTATCTGTCAAAGCTTTATAACTTGTACAACAGCTGACGTAGGCTACGCACTAGGTGATAAGCTTCTAATCAATCTAGGTGAAAACGCAGTCTCTAACGCATCATACGGACAGATGGTAGTTATATCAGACACAGAAGTAGTTGTTAAAATAGGAACTTATGGAAGGTGGCACGTAGTTAATAAGAGTGATGGTTCAGTTGACCTCACTACAGCAGGTAGGTGGTCATTTAGTCTTCTAATACTATAAAGGTTTTCGATTATGACATATAAAGAATTAATCAATGAAGTCTTGATTAGACTACGAGAGGACATAATAGTAGATGATAGCTGGGATGTAGCTATTAACCTCCAAGATGAATCTAGGGTTTCTGATTATCAGAAGATGATAGGTGCTTTAGTTAATGATGCTAAACGTAATGTAGAAAGCTACCATGATTGGTTGAATCTTAGAGAGTCTGTAGCGGTTACAACTGTAGCTAGTACCAAGGAATACAATCTAAATTCAGGTCAAGAGATTAAAATAGTAGATGTCACTAATCAATCAAATGGTAACAAACTTGCTCAAGTAAGCCGTCAGTATATGAACTCATTAAAGTATCCAACAGAGGCTACTGGTGAGCCTCAATACTATGCTTTTAACGGTACTGATTCTTATAATAACTTAAAGATAGAAGTATCTCCTGTACCTACGGAAGCTCAAATACTAACATTTGACATTGTTAAATCTCAAGATACCTTAACACTATCGGGTGATGTTCTAAGCGTGCCAGAGCAACCTGTCCTATTAGGTGCTTGGATGAGAGCTATTGCCGAGCGAGGTGAAGACGGTGGTTCACAAACAAGTGTAGTAGCACAAGAGTTTAAAGAAGCTATTAATCAGGCTATTATAAGAGATAGTGGTAATACTCAATACGAAACCGATTGGTACACTAACTGATGGCTAACAACCTTACATACCTACCCCTAGATAACATTGGTATTAATGGTCTTAATACTCAATCTAACCCCACGTCATTAGCACCTAGTTGGTTAATTAAAGCTGACAATATTGCTTTTAAAGAATCAGGTAGAATTACATTTAGGAACGGATTTGTACAACAGGTACTCCCTACTACGGCTGTTATTGGGTCTTTACTAGAGCATAAAGATGGTGGTTCTTATAAGATATTCGCAGGTGTTGGTCAGTATATTTATACAGTTGATTTAACTTCGGCAGCAGATGCCTTCCCAGAGACGACTAAGTTTGATGGAGGTGTAGCTTCTGACTGGCAGTTTATTAATTTCAATAAACAAGCTTTTGGCTTCCAAGAAGCACACGATGTTTCTAATTACGATGGTAGTGATACGACTAAGTGGGCTAAGTTAAAGGATAGAACTGGTAATATTATGCCATCTGATATTACTTCATTTGACCCTAGTTGTGGTACTGGCTACTACGGAAGGTTATGGGTGGGTGGTATTACAGAAGAGAAGGATGTTGTCCATTACTCTGATACCTTGATACCTACTACTTGGTATAACAATACTTCAGTTACTACTATTGCTGAGGATACTAATTACATTATTGACTCAGTTAATGTTGAGGCTGTGACTGCTGTTACTTCTGGCATTGGTTACAAGATTAAATCATTTAAAGAGTTAGACCCAACTGACGGCATAACTGCGTCAACCTCTTATAAGATTATCTCTGACAATAGAACTGTTATTGATGACACGTTACTAGATGGTATTTACTACGAGATAGGCGGTATTAAGGTTGTAGACTGGAGTAGTGTAGGAGGCTCGTCTACGGCTAAAGTTGGTGATGTATTTAAGTGTTCGACTGCTACCGACATATCTACCTTAGGTGCTGTACGTCTTACGTGGTTAAATTTAGGTGGGAAGAATGATTCCATAATAGGAGATAGCTTTACCGCCTCTGATACTAATACAGACATTAGTGCCTACGGTACTGTAAGATTAAATAATTGGTCTGCTTTAGGAGGCTCTGCTAACACTGAGCTAAACGATTTGTTTGCTGCAACATCGACTAGTGAAGATATATCTAACTATGGTGAAGTTGAATTAGACTGGCAAGAAATAGGTGGACCAGAGATTGCTAATGTTAATGATGCTTTCAAAGCCACAGTTACAAATAGTGATATTTCGGCTTATGGTGCGGTTGTTCCTAATTATGGATTAGCTGGTTATATTGATTTAAAAGGTGTTTGGGGTACTGACGAGATTGTTGCCATTGCACCTTTCTACGGTAAGTTAGTCATCTTTGGAAAGCACAACATCGCTATTTATAATAAACCTGATGACCCTTCTAATATGGAATTAGATGAAGTTATTAGGGGTATTGGTTGTGTTTCAAGAGACTCAGTACAACAGGTAGCTGATGATTTATTCTTCTTATCTGATACTGGTTTAAGGTCACTGAATCGTACTACTGAGTTGGATAAAGTTCCATTGACTGATATGTCGGTTACTATCAGAGATAATATTATTCGTGATACTAAGTCTTCAGCTAACATTAAAGGTGCGTATATTGATGAGGAAGGTCTTTATGTTTTATCCTTTATAGATATTGATATTGTCTATGTATTTGATATGAGACAATTAACCCCTGCAAAAACACCAAGAGTCACAACCTGGAACTTTAAGAAAAGTAGTTTTAATATCACGGCTTTGCTTAACTCAGAGTCACATGACTTTTTAGTTGGTCAACAAGGTGGTAGTATTGCTAAGTATGAGGGATTCTCTGACAAAGAGTTGACAAGTGCAACACCGACATTATCTTATGATGATAACCAAGCTTACACTGGTGTATTCCAAACAACATGGATTGACTTGGGTGAGGGAGTTACAGCTGCCCTTCTAAAGAAACTAAAGGCGGTTATTGGTGGTGGTAGTGATACTAATATGTCTGTTAAGTGGGATAGAGACTTTGGAGTTTCCTCTACTAACGCATTAACAACAAAACTATCACCCCCAGGTACGGACTTTTTATACAACGTAGCTAAATATAGCTGCAATAATGACAATATAGATAACCCAGGTGCTTTAGGCTTTGATTACACTAGTGGAGATATGTGTGTCTATGAAGATGATGGTCTTGCTTATGTCAAATATGTAGAAGAAGTTGACCCTGGTGACGGTGAACCTTTATATGTGGAGAACACTATAACATCAGGCTCTCCTATAGCCACAAGAAACGCAGGCTCTAACTTTTACTTTTGTCACCCACTATCTGCTGCCCCTACTACCTGTGAAGTTATCGCCTCAGAGTACGCTGGTGTTAAAGGTCTTAAAGAGTACAACATACCTTTATCCAAGTCAGCAAAATATGTACAATTTACGTTTACTGCTGAGACAGCAGGTGCTTCTACTGTATTACAAGATTTAACACTATTATTTAAGAGAGGAAAAATACGATGAGTTATATAATTCAGAACGACTGGTTAAGAAAAGATGTGCTTGATTCCGAATCAGCAGGAAAGGTAATTTCAGGCTCTCACTTCTATAATGACTTTGTAGCTATTCAGAATGAATTTGTTAAGAAAGCAGAGAAAGCAGGTAGTGCAACTCAAACCTTTCAAGCCTTAACGCCAGATGCGGGTGAGAATGATAATAAAGTTGCAACCACTGAGTATGTAACAAGGGCTGTAGAAGTCGTAAACGTGGCTATAACAGAAATTGATTTGTCAGCTGTCTATCCTATAGACTCTATATTCACCACTGTTGCTAATTATGCTGATTCAGCTGCTGTTGTTACAGCAATAGGTGGAACGACTTGGGTGTCTTTCGGTGCTGGTAAGGTGCTAGTAGGTGTAGATTCAACAGATACAGACTTTGATATAGTAGACTCTAGTGTAGGTTCGTTAGGTGGTGGTGGTAGTAAGACTCATACACTGCTTGAAGCAGAGATGCCATCTCACTCACATTCCGTTCTTAGAGGTAATACTGCTAACACTGGTCAAACAACATACCTATCTTATTATGGAGCTAATAGTGCTGGCAATCCAACTTCTTGGGAGAATGGTACTGGTAATTCAGGCGGTGATGTTAATGATGACACAACACCTCATAATAATATCCAACCTTACCTTACTGTATATTTCTGGAGGAGAACAGCATAATGGATACTTCAAACAACCTTCCTTTCATGCAAAACCAAGGTGCAATGGGTAACATTCCTGAGTGGATGATTCCTTACTATCAACAACAAGGCGGTTTTCGTCAACCTCAACCTCAACTACAACCTAATCAAGCGTATCCAGGTATGTTTTCAAGCTCTGATGATAACAATGAGTATAACAAAGCTGGTTGGGCTTATGACACGCCTAAGTTTGATTGGGGATTCTGGGGAATGGAAGAGCCTAGTGGCAATATATTTGGAGACTGGTCACCCTCAAAGTGGGATGCGTTAAGCATTTTCAACCCACTCTTTAATCTTGGCAATTTTATTGGTGACAACTCAAATTTACAAGGTGGTATGTTTGGTGGTACAGGTAATCATACTGACTGGTGGGGTAATAATAACGACTGGGGTACAGGTCCTAGTGGTTACACTGATGTAGGTGGCTACAGCTATGACACTTACTCAGGTATGGGTGTTGGTGGTTCAGATGTAGGTTCAGAAAGCCCTGGTGGTACAGGAGCTGGGTCAATGGATTCTAGTGGTGGAAGTTATAGTGCTGACGATGCAGGTGATGCCGCAGCAGAAAGTGATTGGACATAAGGAGAATATTATGAGTGCATTTAATTTATGGGGAGCAGCATTAGGTTATCTAGGTAACCGTAAAGCATCAAAACAACAATCAAGAGATGCAAAAGCAGCAGCAGACAGAGCGTATGAGCAATCATTACCTTGGTCAACTTCAGGAATGTTTGGTTCAGCGCAGTTTAACCCTGAGACACGGCAAGCTACTGCTTTACTTTCACCAGAGATGCAAGCTCAATATGCACAGTATATGCAAAGGGCGGCTCTTACAGGTGAGGAAATTGATAAGTTTGGCTCTGACCCTTATGAGATGCAACAGCAGCTGTATGAGCAACAGCAAGCTCTGTTTGCTCCTGTGGATAGACAAAGTGTACTAGGATTAGAAGCTAGACAAGAAGCTCAAGGCAGAGGCGGAACTAGAGGTGGTGCTGGTGAGATGCAAGGTATGTTACAAGCTCTGCAACAGAAAGACCTAGCTAGACAAGTACAATCATTCGACCAAGCTCAGAACTACTTAACTAATCTTAGAGGTAGACAGCAAAGTGATATAGGTCAAGCTATTACTATGGGTGCTTTACCTGAGAGTTATCTTAATATTGGTAGAGGTATTGGCTCTGGTATGTCTGGAGCTGCCCAAACAGGAGCTAGCTTAATGAATGCTGCTGCGAAGAATAGTGCAGATACAACAAGTGCTTTCTGGACACAACTAGGACAGACAGTTGGTAGTTATGGTAGCACCCCATACCAAGATAGACAGGATGCTTTTAATAAATCTGGTCTGTCAGCAGCAGACTTTGGAAACATACATAGGAGCTCGTAATGGCTACAAAATCATTGTTTGGTAATATATTTGATGTAGATACCGATATTCAATCTTCAAGAGAAAAGAGCGCATTAAACTTAGCACAATTAGCCCCAGGAAGAGTACAAGTAGCTGGTGCTGGCATGGCTGGCGGTATGCTAGGTGGTGGTGTTATGGAGGGGTTGGGTTATCAAAATCCTGGGCAACAGAAGCAACAAGCTATTAATGAAGTATGGAAAGAAGTTGGTCATCTTGATTTAGATGATTCTGCTAAACGAAAGATTGTTGGTAATGCGTTTATAGCAAAAGGACTGCATGATATTGGTATGGATATATTGAAATATGATGATAAGACCAAGGTCAAAGTCAGTGCTACTCAACAACAACTACTAGCTGACATGGATGCAACCCTTAATTATTTAGAAGTAAACAAAGGTTTTAAATTAAATGATGCAGAGTCTGCTTACTTCAAGTCTAGGATTAAGAAAGATGTATCTGTAACAATGGGTGGTCAGGTTATTGATACCGCACCCAATGTATTCGACCAAATTATTGCTGCTAGGAGTAATAACTCAGGAATTAATAGCATTGGAGACTCAGGTATAACCGAAGCTGGAATTGAGAAGAAGGTAGGTGATTTATCAACTAAAATCCTAAAAGCTGACATATCAGATTTGGATGTTGCATTAACTGAAGTAGAAAATATGTTTACTAGGTATGGTGATAAGGACATACCAGGTTTGTCATCATTAAATATTATTGAGAGACAGACAGAAGAGGGCGGTATTAACTCTGGTATGGTTGAAGCTGTTAAAAACATTCTATTGAAGCTACGTTCAGGTGCTGCTGTTACAGAATCAGAGCAAAAACGATTCTTAAATGAAATTAGTGGTACAAAAGTAATGACGGATGAGTTGTGGAAGAAGTGGATTGCTCGAATCAGAAAACTTGTTGAGCAAAAGAAGATAGACTTGTTTGCTGGTGAAAGAGACGATGTAAAAGCTCTATATTGGAAAAGACAAGGAACAAGTTTGCAAAATACGATAACTCCAAAACAACAATCTATTTTAGATAAATACGTTCCTAAAACATAAGGATATTTATGGCTACTCAACAAGAGCTTATAGAAGGATTACAGGCTGCTGATGCAGCTGGCGATACTGAAAGTGCACAAATAATAGCAGACATGATAAGTGAAGGCAATTACGATGTGCCATCATTAGACGAATCTTTTGGCTCACCTGAAGAGCCTGGTTTCTTTGAAAGAGAGACTGGTGGACTAGCAGGTAGCATTGCTGGAGGCATTAAAGGCTTCCAAAAAACTCCTGGTAATTTTTTGACTAAATCAATAGGTGGTGCTCTTGGAGCTGCTGTTGGTGGTTTTAGTGGTGACATTGCTCAACAAGAATACCAAAAAGCTACAAGCAGTTCATTAGCTCCAAAAACACTTGAAGAACAGTTAGGCAGAGCCTTTAAGTATGGAGGTGAATCTGCATTATACGACCTTGCTGGCAACAGTATTTTTAAGTTAGGTAGTGTAGTGTGGAAAGGAATTAGACCTAAAGGAATTGAAGGTGGTGCTGGTGTTGATAAACTCATAAGCAGTCAAACTGTATCTGAAGCTGGATACAATGCCAATAAAAAGCTATACGATAAATACGGTTTAAAAGTTGGAGACAATATTCCTGCAAGTTTAACAGCCTCGCAACTAACTACAAATAGACTGGTTAGGACTATTGAGACCCTAACTGAATCTTCTTGGGGCGGTGGTGCTATAACTCGTCAACGTGAATTGAACGATTTGGCTATTTCTGAATACACAACCAAATATATTAATAACTTCAATAATACTGCTGGTGAAATATTAAATGATGAAGGTCTTGGCTTATTGTTTGTAAACGCTATCGAGGCTGGTAAGAAGATGCACGGTAAAATAGGAGACGAGTTATATAGTAATCTTGATAAATTATTTAAACCTTTAATGAAAAAGGTAATGGTTGAAGAAAAAGTATCCACTGGTATTTTAGATTCAGCTGGAAAGATGCTTAATAAAACGACTACAACACTTGTTGAAAAAGAAATATTACCAGTATCAACAAAATCTCTAAAAGATTGGGCTAGAAAAGAACTTGCTAAGACTTCTGGAACTAAACACAAAGCTCTAAGTGGTTGGAGTAAGAAAGAGCTAGAGTCTATATTAAAGTTTGATGATACTATTTCATTTGCTGAGGCTCAATTATATAGAAGTAAACTGATTTCAGAGGCTAGAAATGTCGCTAAAAGAGGTGAGGCTTTAGGAGAAGGAAGGTCTGGTGCTCTTGCAAAAACACTTTCTAAGAAAGCAGATGAAATGATTACTCAAGGGGCAATAAATACCAAAAACCCTGAGTTTATTTCTAAGTGGCGTGAAGCTAATGCCTTCTGGAAAGAAGGCTCTGAGAATTTTTCTAATAAATTTATGACATCTCTACTAACGAAAGACGCATCACAAATTGGAAAAACTTTGTTTAAATCTACTCCTGAACAAATCAGAGGAGTTCAAGCTTCATTAAGAAAGGCTGCTAAATTAGACCCTAATGTAAATTTTAAACAGACTTGGCTCGATATGCAACAAGGGTATATGCAGAAGATTATGTCCGATACGCTTGACCCAAAAACTTCAGAGGTATCTATACATCAACTTTCACAATGGTTAAAACCACACTCTGATAAAAATAAAAATTTGATTGCTGCGTTTACAAAAGAACAAAGGTCTGGTTTAAAATCATTCGCAAACAGTGTAGAAGCTATGCAAAAAGTTCCTGGAGCTGAAGGCTCATTCATGGTTACGGTTGGTCAGGCTGGTCTTGTTCTTGCTGGGTTAGGGTCATTAGGTTATCAAGAATGGAAGGGTCAAGATATTGCTGGGGATATTGCTTTATATACAATAACACCTTTTGTATTAGCTAAATTGTTGTTAAGACCAAAGTGGGCTAGAACAATAGCTCATGTTATGAGAATGAAAGGGAGACCTAATCTTGGGTCGGCAGCAGCTTCAACAATCGCCAAACTGATTGCAGCAGCAAATGAAATTGAATTACTAGGAGAAAGATAATGGCTAGACATACAGACGGTTCATTGATGACCGCACAACAACAACAAGCCTTTGAACAAGCTGAGTTTGATAGTAATATTGAGTTAT